CTAAGCCTTCGCCACCTGATAAGAGCTTAAATATTTCGTTTGGTTTTTTCATAGTTGTTTAAAATTAATATAATCATTTATACCAGTTTGTCTACATTTATTTAATTATTTTTATACTTTACTTTTTTGGGGGAGGCTGTTAACCTCCCCTCTTTGTTTACTCTTCCGTTCCTAAACCTTCAAATTCCGAACTATGGAATACTTGAAGATTATGTTTAGATGGTTTTATCTGATCTTTTTGATTTAGAGTGTGATGTTCAATAGTAAAACGATCTGCTTTTACTATTATCATTTTATCTTTATCAGGTCTGCCATCTTTATATGGAACTAAAGTAAGATGAACATATTTTTCTCTATATGTATCTGAACCTTTGTCTGTATCCGTTTGTATTTCAATCATTACAAAAGGATATTTTTCTTTAATCATGTTGCTCCTTTCTATCAACCTTCAGTTGATAACTTAATTGTATCATACAAAGTTGTTTTATTCATGTTTGCATTGTGGCAGAAATGTGTTCAAAAAGACTTTAAAGAAAAAAATATTTTTTTTTTAGACATAATTTTGCCATAATTTTATGTTAGCAGTTATTTACAAAAATATTTTTCTTGCTTTGTATAACCTTTATGGTATCAGCTATTTTCACGAAAGGAGTTTATGAAATTATTAGAATGGATAAAAAAAAATAACTTAAGTTATTCTCAAGCAGCCGATACCTTTGGTATCATTAATATTAATCCCGCAACAAATGTTCAACGCTATGCTAAAGGTGAAAGAATACCTCATCCAAAAGTGATGTTGAAAATTGTAAAAGGAACTAACAATCAAGTACAACCAAATGATTTTTATGAAGACTATTGGCAAAAAAATAAACAAGTTAAAATATAAAAGAGTAAAAATATACTGGCAAGACATTGTCTCAAATCCAGAATGGATGACTTTAGAAAAAGCAAAAGATCAAGTTTACAGTTGGTGTGAAGATACTGGCTACCTCCTACATAAAGACCCAAAAAAAGTAGTTATCTTTTCCTCTCATAGTTTTGATGATGATGGTGATTTAACTGTTGGTAATACTACAGCTTATCCAAGATGTGTTGTAAAAAAAATAGAAATATTAAAATGACAAATGAAGGTATATGGAAAGAGTTAGAGCAATCAGAAAAATTAAAAGAATGTAAAGCTGAAGTTAAAAGACAAAAAAGATTTATTGAAAAACAATCTGATATAATACTAGCTTTAGAAAAAGATATTGAATTAAAAGATAACATTATTATAGTTCTTAAAAACAAAAAGAAAAAATAACTTATGGCTCGATGGACTTATGCGTTTAGTAATGGCAGCTATAACGATTGGCATAGACGTTTCCCTGATTTAGCTGGAATTGATATAGATTTTTTAGAGGTTTGTCCTAAATGCTACCAACCATTAGCTGTGAAAGAGACATGCTTTGATAAAGGACAAGTTTACAAGGCTACTACACTCACAAAGATAGTCGCAGAGGCTCTAGGAGTACCCGGATTTTTAGTTTTCTATACTCCTGAAGGGGTTGATATGAAATTTAGAATTAAGCGCATTACAG